ATTCTTGCTCGTATTAAATTGGCATATGAAGCATTGCCAATGTGGATTCAGCAGGGTGTTAAAGTTTGGAACAAAGGCGATATTGAATTAGAAAACGGTTGCCGTGTTCTTGCCAATTCAACAGCATCAAGTGCGATTCGTGGTTTCTCTATCTCATTACTGTATCTTGACGAGTTTGCATTTGTACCGAGTAACATTGCTGAAGAATTCTTCACATCCGTTTATCCTACGATTTCTTCTGGTACAACTTCGAAGATTTTAATCTCTTCAACGCCAAACGGTATGAATCACTTCTATAGAATGTGGACTGAGGCAGTTGAAGGTCAAAATGGATTCACACACGTTGAGGCTAACTGGCGTCAGGTTCCAGGAAGAACTCAGCAATGGGCAGATGAACAGCGTCGTGTTCTTGGTGAGCAAAAATTCCTTCAAGAAATGGAATGCGAATTTATGGGTTCATCAGGAACTCTACTTTCTGCTGCTGCGCTTAAATCTCTTGCGTTCGTTAAACCTGCACATCTAAGTGAAAATGGAATCCGAATCTACCAAGCACCAATTCCAGAGCACACATACACAGTTATTGTCGATACATCTAGAGGTAAGGGGTTAGATTACTCTGCATTCAGCGTTATGGATGTTTCTAGTATTCCTTATCGCCAGGTTTGTACATATAAAGATAATAATATAAGCCCATTAGTATATCCTTCGATTATAAAACGTGTGTGTGACTATTATAATCAAGCATATGCTCTCGTCGAAATTAATGATAATGGACAGCAAATTGTTGATTCTCTATTCGAAGATTATGAATATGAAAATATACTTTCTACAGTAGAAATGCAGAAAAAGATAGTTCTAACATGGGGATATGGCAATAAATCTCAACGTGGTATTCGAACAACCAAATCGGTAAAGCGTCTTGGCTGTTCTTTAATGAAAAATTTAATTGAAGGTCAAAAGTTGATAGTCCAAGATTTTGATACAATTTCAGAACTTTCTACATTTATCTCAAAAGGTTCCAGTTTTGAGGCTGAAGAGGGTAGTCATGATGATCTAGTTATGACTCTAGTTTTGTTTGGATGGATGACAAATCAAACATTTTTTGCCGAATTGACTAATACTGATATTAAAAAGAAACTACACGAAGAGCAAATGAAACAAATCGAAGAAGAATCCTTACCAACTTTCTTGGGTGGACACGTCGATGTAGATGATCCAGATCATCGATTTGTTGCAGATGGAGCACTTTGGGACGTTGTGCAGCGTTAAAAACATCAAAATACTAAATAACTAGTAAGTTTCTTTATCTCCAAAACAGGAGCAAAAACATGGCTTTTCAAGTATCTCCAGGCGTGAATGTATCTGAAATTGACACAACAACGGTTGTCCCATCAGTTTCAACATCTACTGGCGCCATCGGTGGCGCATTCCAATGGGGTCCAGTCGACCTAATCCGTCAAGTTTCTTCAGAAGATCAACTTGTTGAGGTTTACGGGAAACCAGACTCAATTACAGCATTAACCTTCTTCACTGCAGCAAACTTTCTATCATACAGCAATAGTTTGTTCGTCTCTCGTGCAGATTCAGGTAATCTAAACACTGCAATTGCACTAAACGTTTCTACTGCAACATATGAAAGTAACGTTAAGGTTAGAAGCGAAGATCACTACTTCCAATCATACTTCACAGCATCTGATCAGTATGTTGCCTTTGCCGCAAGATATCCTGGATCTCTTGGAAACTCATTGAAAATTGCTGTTTGCGCAAACGCAAACGCCACAGCATTTACAAGTTGGGCATATGCTCCATACTTCGATGCTGCTCCAGGAACTTCAACTTGGGTTGCTGCAAACCATAAATCTGACGCTAATGACGAAATGCATATTGCAGTTGTCGATGAAGACGGTTTGATTTCAGGAACACCAAACACTGTTCTAGAAAGATTCCCAAATGTTTCTAAAGCATCTAATGCTAAAGGCGAAAGTGGCGAATCAATCTACTATCGCGATGTTCTATATGTCAATTCTCGCTACGTTTATGCCATGGGTCAAAACAGCGCCACATGGGGTGTTGCCGCTAATTCAACACATGCATTCGATGGTGAAAATCTTAACGGCATCAGCTTTATTCGCGGTACAGATGAAGCACCAAGCACTGGTAACGTTCAAACTGCATATGGACAATTTGCTTCATCAGAAAATGTTGATATCAGTTTAATTATGACTGGTAACGCAGATGCAACACTAGTTTCTTATGTAACTGGTCTTGCTATTTCTCGTAAAGACTGCGTTGCATTCGTATCACCAACGTTAGCAAATGTGCAGTCTGCAGATCCTGTAACTGCAATCACGAACTTCCGTAATGCATTGACATCAACGTCATATGCTGTGATGGATAGCAACTGGAAGTATCAGTACGATAAGTACAACGATATTTACCGTTGGATTCCGTGTAATGGTGACGTTGCTGGTCTCTGCGCTCGTACAGACCAAGATCGCGATCCATGGTTCTCACCAGCTGGATTTAATCGCGGTCAATTGAAGAATGTCATTAAACTAGCATTTAACCCAAATCAAACACAGCGCGATACATTGTACAAGGCTGGTGTAAACCCAGTTGTATCGTTCCCTGGAGAGGGCACTGTTCTCTTCGGCGATAAGACGATGCAAGCAAAGCCAAGCGCATTCGACCGTATCAACGTTCGTCGCTTGTTTATTGTTCTTGAGAAGGCAATTGCTCGTGCATCACGCGCCAGCCTCTTCGAATTCAATGATGAATTTACAAGAGCTCAGTTCGTGAATCTAGTTGAGCCATTCCTTCGCTTGGTCCAAGGTCGTCGCGGTATCTATGACTTCCGTGTTGTTTGTGACGAAACAAACAATACTCCAGAAGTTATTGACCGTAATGAGTTTGTTGGCGATATCTACATTAAGCCAGCAAGAAGCATCAACTATATCCAGTTGAACTTTGTCGCTGTTCGCACTGGCGTCGCCTTCGACGAAATCGTTGGTCGCTTCTAATAAATAGACTAGATAAAGTCAGGAGAAAACAATGGCTTTTAATGTAAATCAATTTCGTCAGCAGCTAACAGGTGACGGTGCTCGCCCTAATTTATTTGAAGTAAGACTAAACTTTCCTTCATATGTTCAGGGTCGCTCTACCGCAACTGTAAAATCATCTTTTATGGTTAAAACTGCTCAATTGCCTGGATCAACATTAGGTTCAGTTCCAGTAAACTACTTCGGTCGTGAAGTTAAAGTTGCTGGCAATCGTACTTTTGCTGATTGGACAGTAACAATTATTAACGATGAAGACTTCGTTATCCGTAATGCAATGGAATCTTGGATTCGCGGCATTAATGATAATGAAACGAATCTTCGTAGAGCATTAACATCTCAGCAATATGCTTCTGATGCTCAAGTGTTCCAGTACTCAAAGGCTGGTGGATCACCAATCAAGTCATACAAATTTGTTGGAATGTTTCCAATCGATTTGTCACCAATTGAACTTGATTGGGGTTCAAACGACACCATCGAAGAATTCTCTGTAACCTTCCAGTATCAATACTGGTTAGCAAATGACAGAGAAGTTGCAGGTGGCGCGAGCGCAGTTGCTGCTGGTCTTGGACTAGTAGGCTAATAGCCTTGGTTGGGGGGAGTTTTCTCCCCCCATCTATATTATGGAGCTAATGCATGGCAATTAATCTTTTCGGCTGGGAATTAATTAGGAAAGCACCTGAGGTTCAATTACAACCTCAAATTACTGCTCCTGTTAATGACGATGGCGCAATTACCGTTACTGCTGGCGGTTACTTTGGCACATATCTAGATCTAGAAGCCAGTTTCAAAAACGAAAATGATTTAGTTTCTCGATATCGTGAGATGTCGATGCAACCAGAATTAGAATCAGCAATTGATGATATTGTTAATGAAACTGTTGTTCACGATACAGCTGGTAAGTCTGTCACTATTATCTTAGACGACATTGAACAGCCAGATAAAATTAAAGAAATGATCCGCGAAGAATTCCAAAATGTTCTTCGTTTACTAGATTTCTCAAATTTTGGTCAAGAAGTTTTTCGTAATTGGTATATTGACGGAAGATTATTCTATCAAGTGTTAATTGACGAAAAGCAACCAAAACTTGGAATTCAAGAATTGGTATACATCGATCCAAGAAAGATCAAAAAAGTTCGCAACGTTGTCAAGAAAAAAGATCCAAGAACTGGCATCGAAGTTGTAACGGGAACTCAAGAATTCTACATTTACAATGAGAAGGCAACTTCTCAAGGTCAAACACTAATATCTTCTTCATCTGACTCTGGTGTTAAAATTGCTGCTGATGCAATTGTTAATGTTAACTCTGGTCTAATGGATCCGAAGAGACAAATGGTCTTATCGTACCTTCACAAAGCGATAAAGCCCCTCAACCAGCTCCGAATGGTTGAGGACGCTATTGTAATCTATCGTTTAAGTCGTGCTCCAGAACGTCGTGTGTTCTACATCGATGTTGGCAATATGCCTAAAATTAAATCTGAGCAATACTTGCGCGATATTATGACGAAATTTAGAAACAAAGTTGTCTATGACTCAGCAACTGGCGAAGTTAAAGACGATCGTAAATTTATGTCAATGATGGAAGACTTTTGGATTCCACGTCGCGGTGAAGGTAAATCAACAGAAATCACAACGTTACCATCAGGACAAAATCTTGGCGAAATGGCTGACGTTAAATATTTCGAATCAAAACTATACAAATCATTAAACGTTCCAGTTTCTCGTTTAGAATCACAAAGCGGATTTACACTTGGTCGTTCAACAGAAATCACGCGTGATGAATTGAAGTTTAGTAAATTCATCAGTCGTTTGAGAACAAAATTTAGTATTTTGTTTGATGAGTTGATGGAACGCCAGCTTGCATTAAAAGGCATTTGTTCTATCGATGAATGGAAACAATTAAAAGAAACTATTCATTATGACTTCCTAAAAGATAATAACTTTATGGAATTAAAAGAAGCTGAATTGATGGCTTCTAGATTGCAATTGATGAATCAGATCGATCCATATGTTGGAACATATTTTTCTCGAGCATGGGTCAAGAAGCACGTACTTCAATTTGATGAAGATGGTATCGAGAAAATGCAAAAAGAAATTGAAGAAGAGCAGAGTGAGTTGTCTGATCAAAGCGGTGGTGTTTTGCCTTCTGGAAATATGCAAATGCAACAATCATTGCCAATGCAAACTCAAGCACCAGAAGCATTACCACAACAAGATCTCAATAGTGCATTTAGTGCACAAATTACTAAATAATAATTGGAGATAATTATGGAAAATGTAGATTTAGTTAGTGCTGCAATTGCTGGTGATAAAGAAGCATTTCAAGCTGCCTTTAATGACGCAATTGCATCAAAAGTTTCAGATGCATTAGATGTTAAGAAAGTCGAAATCGCATCGCAATTATTAACACCAGAAACACCAGAAGAATCAAATGAACTTGAAACAGTTGAAGCAGAAGTTGGTGGAAGCGCAGAGTCAGCAGAAGCAGATACCAGCGTCGCCACAGAAGAATAAAGATCTTCTTGCAAAATTGAATGCTGCTAAATCTACGTTAGGTCTTAGAGATCTAAACGTAAGTGCAGCTGCAACTGGTCATGAGAAGTTTATGTCACAGGCTGCAAAAACACCAAATGCACCTGCAAATCAAATTTTAAGTAAACTTTCTGCAACAGAAAGAAAAAATTATATGTCAGTTGCTTCTCATGTTCCTTCTGATTCATTAGGACAAAATACTCCAATGAATCGTTTCAGAAGACAATTGCAAGTATTGAAACCATCTGGTTCTCAAAAACCATTAATGAATTCATTTGATATTCTTGATAAAGATCAAATTTGTGAAGCAACATTAAAAGATGAAACAATGCCACCACCAATGCTTGTATTAAAGCGTACTGGCATTAGAATTTTCCCAGATGGTCGTCGCGTTGCAATGTATGTAAATTCTAGATTAGGTCTAGTGTTTACAATTCCATATAAGGGTTCAGGTACACAAACAGAAGTTCTTCCTGGCGTTCAAGCAGAAGAATTTGAACAAGAAGAAATTATGGAAAGTCTTGATCAAGTTGCAAAATTTGCTCAAGAGCAATCCCCAAAACAAACGTCACGTCACATGAAGTTTGCTGATGGATCAAAGTTAAAGGTCAGTCACGGTGCAGCAAAAGCCATCCATATGGTTCATGGTGCATTGAATGATGAAAATAAAAAGAAATTTGCTGATATGCTTACACATCCAAAAGGATTTGAGAAAGCAGCACACTTTGCATTAAGCAGAGTTAAATTTACCATTGGTGACGAATGAGCATTGTATCAGAAGTAGTTAGAGAAATTATTGCTGAAGCAAATGTCCAAAAAATGGGCAGAAAAAAGATCATTCGCGCAAGAGTTCGTGGCGGAAAGGTGCAGCGTCGTAAAGTATTTTCTGCTGTAAAAGGATATACAATTCGTGGTGGCAAATTGGTAAGAATGTTGCCACGAGAAAGAATGAAGAGAAAACTTGCCGCGCGCAGAGCAAAAATTAAAAGAAAGGCAAAAATGGCTCGAGCATTGTTGAAAAGAAAAAGATCTCTATTAAAGAGAAAATCATTGGGGCTAAAATAGATGAAACTAATTACAGAAAATATTGAAGAAGTAAAATTAATCACCGAAGAAAGTAACGGTGTTAAAACTCTCTTCATTCAAGGTCCATTCCTCGTTGCTGAGCAAAAGAATCGCAACGGACGTATGTACAAAAAAGAAACTCTTGCAAAAGAAGTAAAGCGTTACAGCGAAGAATACGTTGATAAGAATCGCGCATTTGGTGAGTTGGGTCATCCAGACTCACCATCTATTAATCTAGATCGCGTTTCTCATCTAATCACTAGCCTCAAAGAAGATGGTAATATCTTCGTCGGCAAAGCAAAAATTCTTGAAACACCAATGGGTAAAATCGCCAAATCACTAATGGAAGGTGGTGCGACTCTTGGTGTATCTTCACGTGGAATGGGTTCACTTAAAGAAGTGAACGGTGTTAACGTGGTTCAAGACGATTATTATCTAGCCACAGCGGCTGATATTGTAGCGGATCCATCCGCGCCAGGTGCTTTCGTTCAAGGTATTATGGAAGGTAAAGAGTGGGTTTGGGATAATGGCGTTGTAAAAGAAATTGACGTCAATGCTTATTATAACCAAATCAAGAACGCAAAGCAAAAACAAATCGACGAAATCTCATTGAAGATCTTTGAGAATTTCTTGTCAAAACTTTAAAATTTATAAATAATATTATCT